ACCGAAACGGCGTATGTTCTCGTACCCGTATGCTTTCTGTTTCTCTGTGAGGAAACCCACGAGCTGTTTAGCCCGCGGTCTGCCTTTGCCTGTAGTCCACGAGGTGACACCGTGGTCTGTCGCTGCGTGTATTGTGCGTTCAGCTAAACAAGCCCACGCTAACCATGTCCCGTCGCGTCTGTCTACCATGTGGTCTAAGTATTTTCTCAAATCGACCAGCGCAGTGTTCTTTGACGGGTCGCGTGGTCTGTAATAGTCGTCTATTATCACAGCGGCTCTGAGAGCGGCACTCTGCCACGTATAAGGTCCGTCTGTTGTTACTCGTTCGATGAGGGTTTTACGTTCTTTTTGTGCAACCATTTTTTAACCTCAGGGTTTTCTGTTAGATCTTCTAAAAGTTTCAGTCGTATAGCGTCGCGTCGTCTAGCTAACGTAGTTTTGGGTATGCCTAATACTCTGCCCGCGAGCCGTAACGATAAACCTGCGATGAACAGGATGTTGAATATCCATTCTTCTTCGGGTGACAGTTTGTCTACAGCGTCGGCTAATGCTTCGCGCAGGTCGTGTGTGTTTTCCATCGGGAGGATGTCAACGGTTTGTCCTGGTGCTAGGGAGATGAGGGCTTCAAGGTCGTTCATTGCTCTGTTGTTCGTGAAAGCCGCTTTTGTTCTTGTGTTAGCCCATAGTGAAGATGTTGGATCTTCAGGCCACTCCCGCTTCTTCGCCATCGTGTGTCCATTCAAACATGTTTGTTTTCAACTGCCAGTAGGGTTTCTCTATTCCTGGGTCCTTGAAAGTTCCTAGTGTTGTTTGGTCACTTTTGATTAGTTTGTTAAGATCTTGTAACGGTACTGTTACGAACATGTTACGAGATGAGTCCCAAAAGAAGTATAGCACAGGCATCACGGTGTGCCATGCTGTTTCTATTGCGACATATTTTTCTATTTTAAGTTTGATACCTGCACGCGGGGAGCATCCTTGCACCTCCACGAAGTGTCTGCCTTCGAGGATGTAGTCTGGCGTGTACCTGGTCGCTAACGGGAGTCTGGCTACTGGGAAGTCTGGTCTGTTCAAACCGTACCGTGTCCATTTTTCGTGGTTGCGTTCAAACGCAGCTTCGCTTATGTCTCCCATCGTGTCGAACCGTGCGCCCCACGATTTGTCAGCGAAGTTTGTTGTGTGTTTAGTCGTCTTTGTCAAATTTGTCTACTTTCACCGCTGAGATGCGTACCACTTGCCTGTCATCCTCCCAAGCGACACCATTCAAAGCGTCTAATGTGAGCTTCACATAGTTGTCAAGGTCACCTCGTAATGTTTTAGCGCCATGTGGAGATTTTAACACTGTAATGGAGGTAGCTGTGGGACTGTACATGAGGACTATTTCCAGGGGTCCTGTTAGTTGTTGCCCTATTTGGTTAGCCCATTCTTGTGCGACTACATCTTCTTCCATGAGTGTCGTTTTGGGTGTGAACACTTTCCCGCCTCTGGTGTGGCGTGGTCGTGCTTTGACTTTAGGTTTGCGGTCTACGATGAGGGTGTATGTTTCCATCAGATCATCAACGTGAATATTAGTAGGGCTGCTGTCATAATAACGATTATTATTTCACATGCGGTTCTGAATTTAACGGATTCGTCTGTCATTTTCTTACTGTTCTTTCTGCTGGAACTTTGAACCCCACGCCATGTCAGCTTCAACAAGTTCTTCCTCTATGTCACCGCTAGGGTAGCCTTGTTCAACCATCGCACAAGCTAACGAGAACAGGGTCGCGGATCTGTCCCCGTTGGGTTTGTTAGGTTCTGGGCGTGGACCGTTGCGTCTGATAGCTTCAGCTAACCCTGTTAGCTTCCCGCTGTTTCTAGTCGCATAAGTTTTTCTAGGAGGTGGGGGTGGCACGGGTTGGTGCAAGGCGTGTACGGGTTCCCATTCTTCGGGCAGCACCCTCGACATTAAAGCTGTTGTAGCGAATTGTGATGCGGTCATTTCCTCACCGTGTCTGATGATGACGTTACGACCTGGGTCTGCTCCTGCGGGGTATGGGAGTCTGACACCGTTGCCCCATCCTTTTCCTGTTAGTTCTATTTGTTTCGGGTTGACTTCTGTTATAGGTGCGTCAACTATGTTACACGCTGCGATCAGTCCTTCTCTGACGTGACGGGCGAGTATCGGTTCCGAGAAGAAAACCCACAGGTGGTAGCCTTTGGAACGTGAAATTTCCACCCAGGATGCCACGTTCAGTTGCTTCAATAATTCTTGTACGTTCAGTGCGTGTATTAACGATAGTTCTTCTCCTACATCCCAGTCTACGCAACCCCAGTAAACCATGTATTTAGACGGTCCTGTTTCCTGCCCTTCTAAGGCTTCTGTTACCTCTAGGAGTGGGTACACCCCGATTGGCAGCTCAGGGATGCTTAGATGGTCCTCTACGGCGGTCTGAAAGGTAATCCCGTAAGCTGTGCAAAACCCACCTGACCAGTCTTGCATAGGTCTAAAATCTGAGCCTGCTTTAGCTATCTTCCCGCCCTTAAAAAGTTCACTGAAAGCGACACTCGTTTCACTCATCGTCTGGCACCAGCTCATCCGTGTAAGGTTGAATGTGACCAGCAGTCGAATCCAAATAATAAGTATGATCCAACACCCGTGCCGTTCTCTTATTCTTACACAAATTGATGTTAATGCTATGCTCGTGGTATTTCGTTTCCCAATTAGATAAACCGTACTTGTCGCGTTTACGGTAAACCTCAACCACGAAAATAGCTTCCTGCTCGCCACCGTACCTGCCCGCATACAACCCAGCAGGTTTACCTGGCTCACCCGAACCGCGCCCAGCTTGATGCACCAAACCGACAGGGACACGCTGCTTCTTAGCCCAACGTTTAACATTCTGAGCTTTTGTAGTCACACCAGTAGCGTCAGCGTCACCACCAGGCAACAACTCTAAGTAGTCGATCATCACGAAACTAGGATCTCTACCCCACCATGCTCTCGCCTCATCCATAGCTGCCGCCATGTCATCCAACCTTAACGACTCGTCAATGATAGCGACACGAGACAGTTCGTTAGCTCCCGCCTGCTCCAAATCAGCTAACAGATCCTTGTCGCCTTCTTTGATACCTTCCTCAACAGACGCAGATGATCTGCCACGCAACAGACAGTAAAGTTTCATCGTGACCAGTTCCCTAGGTTCATCCATTGAAAAGATGACTACATGCGCGTCTGGTTGGTTGACGAGGTTCCAGACGATACTGTTCAACAACATTTGAGATTTGCCTGTGTGTGATCTACCCACGACCATCATCACTTCGCCACGCCCGACACCACGGGTAGCTAAATCTATTTCACTGAGTCCCAGATACCAGCGTTCTGTCGGGTTTGAAACGAAACCTATCAGGTTGTCTACAACCGCGGAGGTTAAAACAAACGACGTGGGTTTCTCCCCGCCTGCTGCGGGTGGGTGAACTTCGGAAGGAGTTTCGCCTGCAACAGTTTGTTGAGCTGCTGCGAGGCGACGACTCACTTCTTCGGGGGTTTGTATTTCCATAGGTTATAGGCGTGCGCGTATCTGCTTACCTATTTTTCCCAGCTCATCACTGTCTTTGCCAGTGAACGGGCATACAAAATGGTCAGGTACTTGCGAGCTGCCATCTTGGTTAGACAACCATAATGCTTTGTCGTTGTCTTTCTTGTGTTTATAGTCGGGTCCTTTAAGGTTGTTGAACGTGCCGTCTAGTTTCTTCTCCCAGTTGGGGTTCCACCAGTCGCCCTGGTTGTTCATCAGGTCATCCCAATATGATTCTTTGGAACCACCACCAGAGGGAGCAGTCCTCGCGGCAGGTTTCGCCACGGGATCACTCGCGTTGTTTGAGGGAACACTTTTGGAAAGCCTCCGCACTCCTTGTTCTGTCACCTCATATCCGACACCCAAAGCCTCATAGTTAGCCATGTCAAGAGTGGTTCCCCATTCTTCGATCTGTTTAACTATTTCTTCTTGGGTAGCGCCGTCAGTTACCGTGATGGTCACCGAGCATGACGCTTCAGCAGGCTCATATTCGCCTGTTTGTATTACTTGTCTACGGAAAACCGTAAACGAATTGCCTTCTGGCATAATAGTTTCTCCTAACTATAGTTGCTTAAATGGATCTGGTCCCGCAAACCTACCACGACATGTTGACCATGCGCCACACCACTTTGGTGAACAGTGCCAACCACTCATTTGGAGAGTCCACACTGGTAGATCTGCTGTGATTAGTGTCCCCGCAGAGCGCGCCAAAGCAACCAAAGAAGCCCACTCCGCGGGTCCACACTCGACAAGGTTCTTATGAACTTTGCCTTTCACAAGATGAACGAACTCGAACTCCATCGGTTCGTTAATGCCACCGTCTGCCATTGATGCAACAGCAAACGTGTAAGCGGCAGCTTGAACAGACCACCGCCTTTTCTCCCAGTCGTCGTGAGGTTTACGACCAGGGTTTTTCCAATCGACTATAGGAGCGGGGTGGTGTTGCACACAGTCGATGCTGCCATGCAACCAGATTTCAGGTTTATGATCCACCACTAGGGGTATCTCAAATTTGTGTTCAACAGCTTTAGGATTAAGACCGAGCCTGACTTCATCCCACCACACGGCAGAGTTCAGCTCGATGATCTCCACGCATTCTTCTTCGTTCTTGTGATTCCAACGGACAATCTCGTGGGCGTTGTTCTGCCAGTATCCGAGCGACTCTGCGATCATGTCGTCACGGTTGGTGTGTTCACCTGTGTCGATGTACGACTGTAAACACATTTCGATACCGTGATGCACAGCAGTGCCTATCATCGTTGATGTCGACTCGGTGGATTGAGAGATGCCCAGCATGTCCTGTCTCGCACGTTCAGGACACATAGCTAAACTACCTAACCATGATTGACGAAGAATGATCCTGTCATCTTCCAACCAGACTGATTTTTGCATACCCATGTGTCACACCTTAACATACATTCTTGACATGTAAACTATTTCCCACTAGGCTAGGCTAGCACTAGGCTAGGCTCGCATTGACTACATCCATCCGAGTATCCCAGTTGCTAGTACTAGGCTAGGCTAGAGGAGTGTCTGTTTCTTTTTCGCCTTGTATGATCTTAAAGTTTCTTTCCACATCAGGTTGCTCGGTTTCTTTCTGCACTCTCTGATACTGCGGTGAGATCAGTTCAGCTAACTCTGATAAAAAAAATTCCAGGTTGCTCGGTTTCTTTCTGCACTCTCTGATATTGTGGTGAGATCAGTTCAGCTATCTCTGATAAAAAATATTCGTAAGCTGTTTGTTGGTTGTAAACAAAATCCCCGATCCGCGTTAACGCTTCCTGGATGGTGAGATAGTTGATGCCTACAACGTCAGCTAATGTTTGCTCAGGGAGGATAACTATTTCCTCTAAGCGTTGTAGCCGTTCCTCGATGGTTTGTTCTTCTGACATGTTCTTCCTTTCGGGTTGGAGGTGAGAACAGAAGGGGCTAAAGAAAGGAAGTTAACCTAGCCCCCCCTGTCCTCGACAAGAGGAGGGTTTCTTGTTGTGTATAAAAGTAGT